CTGACGAAATGCTTCGGCTTATGGGCGTGCTTCACGGTTGTTGTCCTTTCGCTTTGGCGATGATGGCGCGAGCAAAGTCCAAGTCGTCGTCATCGGCCATTGGGTGCGCGAGACGTTCGAGGGCGGAGAGCAAGTCAGGCGCGGAAGCGATTAAATAAGCGGCGGTGGGGTCGAAAGTCTTCGCGTAATGGTTTCCCTGATTCGTGATGATGACGAAAAAGTCGTCAGCTTTCGTGATTTTGAGCGGTAAAGGGCCGGGGGTATGGGTTTTCATTGGGTTCAGGCGTTGACGGTGAATGATTCTGCGAAACGAATGCCTTCCTTGCGGCCTGATTGGGAGCCACCAAGTTCCGCTTCCTCGCGTGCGCCGTCGCCCATTTGGCGCGAATAGGCGGTCCAGTGTTCGCGTGCGTCGCAATAGGGTATGCCGCAATCACGGTTCAAAATATGCGCGAAGGATGAATAAAAGTCAGCGAGAACGGATTCGACCGCGTCGCCCATTTCGATAGCGCGGAGAAGATCCGCATCCATGCGGGACAGGGTCATGCGCGGGAGGAGGATTTCCACGGCAAAGTCTGTAGCGTCCGCCCAGACGGAGCTGTAAGCGTTCGTTTTGAGCCACAGGGAGCCGTCGTCGAATAGGTGGTACACGGACGAATCGGGATTGCCGATACCGCCGCCGGGGCGAATGGATTCGGACAGGTTGTCCGCGAACGGAGGCAGCGATTCGAGTAAATCCTGCTCGTCAGGCGCGAGCCAAAGGAAATTGTCGTTGAGGTAATGCTGGCGCACATAGGCAAGCGCGGATTGCGGGAGCCGGTCAGCGTGGAACGATAGCAGGATCGTCTCGCGAGCGATTATCTTTTCGAGAATGGGGATAAGCTTTGGATTCATGGGATTTCAGAGGATCATTTTTGCTGCTTCGCCGGAGGCTATTGCGTCGAGCCACTTTTCTTCCGCATGGTAATCGCCGGGATGGGGCGAAAGGCGAACTATCGCCTTTCCGTCATCGTCTCGATACCTTTCGAGAAGGCACAAGTCACCATTGTTGTTGCACAAGATGTTGCAGTTCATGGCACTGGCGTAGTTCGCTAGTTTAATTGATATTTTCATTGGATGCTTTTGATTTGAGAAGGACTTTATGGCCTACCCTGTCGCCCTACTCTTTCGAATGGGGCGCGTAGGATAGGTCATTCGGCCAGTGCGCGGAGAGCTTTGAGCGTTGGCTTACCTTTACCGCCGATTGCGCGCCATGCTTTGACGCATAGTTCGCCGTCGTATTGCCAAGTCGATGCGCCGTTGAGCGTTGCGCGGCAGGATTCCATGAACCGTTCCAATTTGTCGGAATTGGATGCCCACGGGAGCGCGGAAACGGATTTACGGTATTCAGAGAGGAAGGATGTTTTGTTCATTGGATGCGCGGGGATAAATTAGAATTGTTTAATGACGATTCCGCCTTCGAATTCGACCACTTGCGTGCGGTTCTGGAGCCATTCAAGCGCGGATTCTTCGGTGTCGTTTTCCTTTCCACTGGAGCCGTAGTCGTTCGCGGCTTTGAGCGCGGAAGGATATTCCGCCCATTCGCAGCAAATCCCTACAGGATCGAGCGTGATTTCAGTGTCCGTCCATTGTTCGATATTTTCGAAGTGGTCGAATAGCGCATAACGTGCGCGGACACTAAATTGAGATTCGCGTCCGCATAGGCGGAAGGATTCGACGAATTGATATTCTGTGACAATGGTTTTCATGGGATTGGATGCGTGAGGTTTATTCGTTGGATTTGATGGATTGCAAAGCAAGGCGCGCGCCTAGTACTGGCCCGTAGAAAGCTTCCTTTGCTTGCAAGCACAGCGTTTGATTGACGGCGCGGCCGTCGGACAGTTTCCGGTCAAATGCGGACAGCAAAAGGCGCAAGGCGCATTCGAGCTTTTCCGTTTGATTTGATGGGTAGTTTTCTTTCATTGGATTGAGTGGATTGAGAGTTCAAGACACGCCGCAAACTACCGTCGCCGATAGTTTGACGCGTACCGTTAACCAACCACAAATCCGCTTGTGTCTGATTTTGCTTTGCCCTTGGCTGTCAGGCCGACGACCACGCCTTTAGGATCTAGAAAACGAAGGTCATTTTCGTCGCCATTAATGACCGGAAAACCTTGCCAATGCGTCGGGAGTACTTTGCCACGGAAAACGACCGCCACGTTACCGCCACGGGCCAGAACATCGAGACATTGGGTTTCGTTGGTTTCGGAGCGGGAAAACGTGAGGTTATAGTTTGACGGGAGTTTTCCGTCTAGGAATAGATTCATTCTGAAATAATTTTTAGTATAGTCGTAAAACTGTACTTTGTTAAAAGCTTGGATAACCGAGTACCT